AAATGCCAGCGCAAGACCAGCGAAGCCTGCATAGGTGCTAGGCTCTTTTAGACGGCTAAGTAACCAAGATACAAAATTCATGTTATTTCTCCTTCGGATAAAACTTCCAAGGCAGTTCCCAATGTGGGCCGTCCTTGAACGCGCGCCAATCACCGCCCCATTGAAGCGGGACTTTCTCATCCGCCGCGGCGGACTTTATTATCTTAGCCAGCTTATGATACAGCGGCCAATCCCAACGTACTTCACCAGCAATCATAGGCGCCAGATCGACAGCGTGTCCAGTGATGTGACGTGAGTTCATAGTCTTCGATGCGCCTTGGCTGACTAGTTGCTTCTGCCGTTCGACGCTGCGTATACCCTCTAATACAGTAAAGTCAAGGTCTGACAGTGCAGCCGCCTTCTTTACAACGCGTACTAGGTCAGGGTGGACACCTTCCAACCGTGACAAACTGCGCTGCCCTAAGACTATGCTCATAAACTTCCTTTTAGCAATATGCCAATCAGCAGCATAATGATCGTACCCGCCGCAGTCATGCCGACGCTTTCCAGACGCTTCATCCGCGCGCAGATACTTTCATACCTGAACGCGCAGACCTGTTCGTGTGTATTTAATTGTGCTTGGGTCTGGTCAATGGTGTTCATGGTTATCGTCTCATCTTGTTGCGGGGTATTTCGCCGTATAACGGCACGGGGTAACCTTCTGAGTAATCAATATCTACCAGCGGCGCGCCAGTTTCAGGATCAAAGTCTGGGAAGCCAAACTCTTCACCCAACGTAGCCGGCCTTACGTTTTGCGTTGCTATCTGAGACACGGCTTGCTGTCTGGCAGGCGCCGCCTGCGTTCCATACAGCATTTTGTTTATGTAATCTTCAGCAGGCTTCACGCGCAGCAAAGCACCCGCTTCACGCGGCGACGCCAACGCGGGGGCTAACGCACCCATTGTTCTTTCAGATGCTTTCTCTGCTTGGCGCACGCCAAACTGTTGTGCGGCCACGCCGCCGCCGCCAATCTTGGGTATGCTGCCTACCAAGCGCGCGCCTGCGGTAAAAGCATTTGCTGCGGGCGACTCAAACATTTCCCCAACCTTAGCGCCAACGCCTTGAGGGAAGTTTAACTTCTGCGACTGAGACAAGTCTTGAAGGCCCGTCTGCGCCACGGCGCGTTGTGCTTCAATGTCGCGGCCCAGCTTGTTAGCGGTAGCTAAATCTGCACCCTGCATTTCTACGTTAATGTCGTACCGACCGGGGCCAAAGTTAGCTTCAACAAAGTCAGGGTCTTCGCCGGCCATGACTTTAGAAAACCTTGCTTCAGGTAGTTTGGCAAGTTCACGCTGAAACTGTTGGCGCTCAATCGCCTTCATCCCTTGCGAAAACTCATCTAAATACGCTTTCCAACCAGCGCCGCCAGCAGCTTCAATAGCATCATCAATAGGTTGTTGTGCAGCGGCAACAAGTTGTGACGTACCCTGACGCAACGCTTTAGGATCAGACGTATTCAAAATGCTGCTTACAAAGCTACCCATTTCGCGGCGGGCTAGGTAAAGCCCTTCCGCGTCAATGACGCCACCCATTTTATCTGCACGCAGTTCTAGATTGTCCGCAAATTGCGACAATATCTTAAACCGATCAGGGCTAACAAATTGTGCTTTGTCCGCTTCCCTCCGCAAGTTGGATACGATTGGCGCAACATCCAAAGGCGGTAACCCTGCATTGGCCGCTTGAAGGTTTGCTTCGCGCATCGGACCTGTGGCAGTCTGCAACGCCCCCTTAGTTGCGGCAATATTGCCTACAGCTTCTGTTTGGGTTTCGCCGCCGCTAATAACTTGACGCATACGGTTCTGCCCAGTTGCACGCCGCTGTGCCATAGCAAGAAGCGGGGCGTTTTGCTTGCTGGCGCTGGCAATGCGAGTAGCCGCAGCCAGTTCAGGCGTCAGCAGACCGCGCGACGCCAGAAACTCAGCCGTGTTGGCTCTGAGTTTCTTTGGTGCATTTCGCAGCGCCTTTTCAATTTGGCTTGCATTGTCGCTTATTACTTCGCGCAGGATTCTGGCAGCTTCCACTGGGCCGGCGCGGCTCATGATAAGATCATAAGTTTTGCCCGCGCCAAACTTGAGGATGTGACCGACTACAGGTACAGCAGCGCCAGCCAACGCTGCGTCTACCATGTCTTGATCGGTCAGCCCTGCGGCTATGGTGCTTGAGCCAGCGCCGCCCGCAGCGCGGTAAGCATTTCTGGCCCGCCGCGTTTGAGCAATAATCTTGCCTGAAGTTTCAGCAGCCCTCGTAGGCGCGGCTACGCCTGTACCGCCTCGCACTATAGACTGACCGACCTTTTCTATTACTGCGCCCGCGCGAGGAAGAACCTTGGTCAGCGCCCTGCCGCCAAGCTGCACAGCAGCGCCGCCGCCCATCGTAAATGGCAACGTACCAGCAATTTCGCCGCCGATCTTACCGCCGGCAAAGGTAGTAGGGTTGGCTTGCTGCCGTTCAGCAGCAAAAGTCGCTAATCGTTTCTTGGTTTCGTCTGACGCGCCTACAGGGATATATTCTAATGGGTTAAGGTAAGACAGTTTGTCAGCGACTGATTTTAGCCCGCGTTCAGCGCCCGATACAAATGACGCAATCTTACTGCCCGTGTCGCGCAACGCAGTTTTTTGGTCTGCTTGTATTTTCAACTGCTGTCTTGTGTAGCGTTCTTTGGATGTCTCAATGTTAAACCGGCGCCGGATGTCAGCCTGCGTAGCAGGGTTTGCGCTGCGATATTCAGGCAGCGTAGCTACGCGGGCGTTAAAAATAGCCTGCTTTGTGGCAGTATTGGCCTTGACGTAGTTTGGGTCTTTTAGAATATCCAGCGCGCCGGCCATATTACATACCCCTTAGAAGCGGGTTATTGCGATCAACCTTAGTTGACGTGCCTTTTTTACCTGACCCTGTTGTGCTGATGTACCGATCTGAAACCTGTGGTACTGCTAAGCGCAGCCGCGGGTTGTCCTTCAGCACCTCGCCGTACACGCCGTCATATTCGCGCTGGGCGCTCTGGAATGTGCGATACAGTTTCCGGCGCATATCTATTAGTTCGGCATCAAACTTAGCTGGTTCACCTGTCTGGATCAGTTTGCTGGCTGCTTGCTCTACAATTCTTGCGTCGCGGTCGGTTGGGTTAGCGCCAACTGGCGAAGCGCCCGTTTCGGTGGACTTACGCATATCAATCAAAGATGTAAGCGTAGCTGTGTTTTTGATTTTATCAAAAGCAGCCTGCGCGTCAGCGCGCGCGCCGGTTTGCAAAAGCCGAGGCAAATTACCTTCAATCGGGCCAACAATAGAGAAACGTTTGGGGTTACGTAACAACTCATCTATAGTGTTGATGCGGTCAACTACCTCATTGACTACCGATTCCGTAGCGTATTTTGCTTTTGTCGCGGTTGACTTTAGCTCAACAACGCGTTCTGCTTTCTTAGTCGCCGCCGCAATCTGCGGTGCCATTCTTAGTTCTACGTCTTTGGTGGCCTGCGCTTCTGTTGTTTTTTCCGCGCCGAGGCGGCCCAAAGGCACCACCGATGATCCGGGCGCTATTGGTTGATTTGGGTTACGCATCTGAAGCGGTGTGCTTGTGCGCGTTTGCGCCAGCGTTTGTTCCATCGGCGGCGCACCGCGCAGACCAGCGGTCTGCGACTGCATCGGCTCACCGCGGTAAACAGCAAACTGCGACTCCGGTGTTTGCACAGGGTTGGCGCCCACCGCGCTGTCAGCCAGCGACGGTGCGTCGGCTTGCAGCGTAATGTTGGCCCGCTGAAAGGAGTCTACAAGCGCCTGCTTATTCTGCGGCGGTTGTGTAGCTAAAAGCTGATCAAAGTCCACCTGCGCCATGACGCCTGTTTGGAACGCAGAGTCAACAATGCGCGACATTACGTCGGGTGTCATCTGTACTGCGCCCGCGCCGCCCATATCGCCTTGGCTAAAGGATATTGGCCGCGACGTAGGGCTGCCCGAAGGGATAAACGCTGGGTCCATTCCCTGATCTATTAAGTCTTGCGGTGTTGTGTTGCTGCCCTGCGTCGCGCGCATTGTTACGCCGTCGCCGGCGGCGGTCGCCGGTGCTGGTGTTGTTGGTGTCCGCGGAGCAGCCGACGTTTCAGGCGCGTCATATACTGGCCGTTGCTCTGGATTAAGCCCGCCGACAGTGACTGACCTAGGCGCACCTGAGGTGGAAAGTTCTAAGCTGGCGACCGGAGTTGCAACGGTTTTATCTATTTCTTTTTCGGCTTTTAACATAAGCCCGTAGCGAGTGTTACGGTCCCACGAAGTTGCAGGCGGTAAAACTTTATCCCAGCCCGGCACACGTGCCACTAGATCAGCGCGCACCGCTTCCTTAGCTGCGAGGTCATTTTCAGCTACATCGGCTATACCTTCGCGGAATATCTCTAGCGCCTGAAGTATATTATCTTGCTGCGCTTTTGTTAGCGCAGGACCTTGCAACGCCGCAGCGCGCGCTTCTTGCGCTTTGTTGATGTCCATCGTTTGCTGCGCCAGCGCGGATTGACGCTCCGCCGCTTCCTGCTGCCGCGCCATGTTCATCATGTTCACGAACTGCGCCGTGCGCCGCGACGGATCGGGAAGCTGTGGGCTGCGCGCTTGAAGTGCTATCATTTGGTTTGCCATGAGTTATCCGTCGTCTGAAATGAGTCTGTAGGGAGCGCCGCCGCCGCCGCCGCCGCTTCCGGGCGTTCCGTTTTTATAGTATTGCATTATGGCGTTGTTCATGGGCGCGGCGGACGCATAGCCGCCTATCTGCCCCAAAGCGTTTGTCAGCGCGTTAGCCGAACCAATGTAGCCAGACGCGCGGGCTTGGCCAGCATTGTACAGGTTAGACGCTTCGTTCTGACCCATCTGCCCTGCGGCGCTAGTCATTACGTTGGTTGCTGACTGACCTGAACCCATTAACGATTGCAGCGGGTTCAGCTTGGCAGACCGCTCAACTTGATAGCGGTTAAATGCATTTTGATATTCTTGGCTGGCTAAGTCCTGCCCAAAACGCTGCACACCCTTCAAGGTGGAGCCGGACAGTAGATTGCCGCGGGCTGCTGCCGACCGCTCTAGCGCCTTCATGCCTTCTGATTGGCGGAAAGCATAACCGGGGTCTTGTTGAAAGTCTGACGCGCCAAAGGCTTTACCAAGACTACCGTAGCCCGCCGCAGCCTTGTCGCCGCCAATACCCAGCAACTGCATAATTTCATTTTGCGCTGTTAGACCGCCCTGACGAAATGGCTCTTGCAGTTCCGTCTGCCGTTGGAACATACGTTCCTGTGCAGCATTAGCGTCTTGCGACGCCTTAACTTGCGCTGCCGACGCTTTCTTAGACGCCTTACTGGAAATTACCGCGCCACCTATTGCGGCTGCTGCTGTTACTGCTGCTGCGACCATGTTAATCCCCGATCCACTTGCTGTAATATATCTCTACTGGTTCCATCTTTAAAAACTCAAACAGCCGTGAGGCGTCTTTGTGCATTTTGGAACCGTAGAACATACGATGCACGCCTCTCCTTTTAGCCTCTTTTTCAACTAAACGAAAGAGTTTTACACCACTAAATCCACCACGCACATCTGGGTGCGTCCAAAAGATGTCCATCGTTAGCGTCAGGCACGTTTTGTAGTGGAACCCCGGCGCAATAAAACCTATGAAATACCCCACTAAACGGCCAGTTTCGCGCAGCGTGACCAGCAAGAGTTGCCCTGCATCGTCGCGCGCTTCGTATAGGTCGTACTGCGGATCAAGCGGTACTTTATCTTTGTTTAGCGCCAACTCTTCCCAATGAAGGTCGTAACATTCCATCAATTCAGGTAAACATTTACTGTACGGCTCGACTTGTGCGGTGATCATTATGCGCTCCTGATGTCCACAATGCAGACTATCCTATCATCTGCGCTGTTATTGACAACAGAATGTTTTACGCGGTTGTTGACCCACCAGACTTCGCCCGTATAAAAGTTTGCTGTTTCGTCGCCTGAATGAAACAGCGCGCCCGGTAGAGACTGCAACGCTATTTGATAGCGGGTGTAAAACTCTGCTGGCGCACCGCCGTCAACGTGTGGCGTGATGACACCGCCGGGCGGCAGCTTAGTGACGATGCAGCGGCCCAACTGCACACCGTTGACGCGGTGCATAAGGTCTAGCACCAGTCGGCGCAGTGATGGCAACTGCCCCCACGCCGGATAGGCTATGGTCTGTATGTCGTTGACAACCGCTTCTGGGTCGGTTGGTACTTCGTTGAACCAAAGCCAAATGTCGCTTACATTAGCGTGGGCCGTGTCAGGGTGCTGCGTCCGAAGCGTGTTCTGGTTCCACAACTCAGGCTGCGTAACCAGTTCGCGCATAACGGGAACAGTGTCTACATTATCTGCAAGGCGCAGAAAATACTGCATTAGCTGACTAGCCGACCTGACGCGCGGATGTTGATGGCGGACGCCGTACCAGCGATTGTGCTGATGAAGCCATTGTTAGGCAGCACATGACCGACCAATTCAGGAAACGTATATGTCTCTGATGGCTGGAGCGTTTTGGTCTTGACGATTAAGTTGTCGTTGCCAGCGGAGCCAGCAGCCGTAATCAGGTTGACGCTGATCGTTGCAGCGGTCGCGCTGTAGTTAGTTGCAGTAAACTTGTCGATGATCGTCTGCACGCCATTCGACGTGTACTGTGTCGTTTGAGCGGCTTCCGCGGTCTTAGCGGGAATGATGTTACTAATAGATACGGCCATATCTGGTTCCTTATAGCGAAGTAATTGTTTGCCAAGCTGCACCACTGTATACGCAGGCTTTGGCAAGCGTAGTATCAAATACCATAAGACCAGCGGCAGGGGTAGCTATAGCGTTCTTTTGAACGGTTGTCATGTTGGGTAGGCGCAAGCCTTTGGTAGTTGATTGCACGTCTAAAATTGCAGACGCATTTGCAGTAGTACCGACACCGACATTTCCGCTGGCGTCAATACGCATACGCTCTGTACGGGCAGTGAAAAACCGATGCGCCCCAGTAGACGCAGAACCAGCCCAATACTGCATATCGGCAATGGAGCCTAACCCAAGGCCGTAGCCTTCCGATGCGTCTTTATACATATAGAACTTTAGACGATCCCATTGGTCGGCTGATGCGTAAGTGCCGTCCATTTGAATAGCCGTAGGTGCAGTTGTTGCACCACTAGAGCTGCCCACAGTCAATTTGTATGTAAGCGAAGTTGCGCCAATTCCAACATTTCCGCTGGTGTCGATACGCATACGTTCTACGTTATTGGAGTAAAACGTAGGGAAGAAATTGGTATACGCGTAGTTTCGCACTTCGCCAGTACCCATATCCGCAGTAAAGCTGACAACTTCTAAATCAAGCGGCGTAAATTCTATACCGTAACCGACAGCACCTGAACCAGTGCCGACACTTATTTTTTGCGATGGTAATAGTGTACCAAGGCCAATATTTGTGCCGGTGTCGTATATAACCGACGAGCTAACAGCAGTTGTGCCGTTACCTTTGAGAACATAACCCGATGTTAAGGTAGTAGCGCCAGTACCGCCATTCGCTACGGGGAGCGTGCCGCTAACGTGCGTTGTAAGTCCGATTTTTCCGTAGGCGGGCGCAACACCCACACCACCTGAGATCAGCGCGTTTCCAGTAGCAACGTCTGCCAACTTGGATAAGGCTGTAGTAGTGGATGCGTATAGTATGTCGCCAATTACATAGACGGATTGTCCCGTACCGCCGTTCGTCGCTGGCAGTACTCCAGACACTTGTGTCGTAAGGCTGACTCCAGACAGCGTGCCGCCAAGCGTCAAACTTCCCGTGGTGGTAACTGTGCCAGTTAGCGTGATGCCGTTGACAGTGCCTGTGCCGCTTACGCTTGTGACAGACCCTGACCCTTTGTTGTTAAACGTAGTCCAATCTGTACTAGTCAAATAACCGTTAACTGAAGCTGTGGCTGCGGCCATGCTGATGGCAGGAGTTGTGCCGCCGCTAGATACGACAGGGGCTGTACCTGTGACGCTGGTAACAGTACCTGATGTGCCAGTTAGAACTCCACCAGATAATGTCAAACCACCAGCTACGCTGATTTCTTCGGCAGCACCTGTACTGGCGGTAGTGCGCCCAAGTAGGCGGCTGGTAGACATCGTAAGACCATTGGTAGATGCGTAGGCGCTAGGCGCAACATAGTCAGTCGCCGCAACCGCTGCCGATAGCGCAGTTCCGTTGCCTTTGATAATGCCATTAATTGAAGTGGATAAAGTGATTGCCGGCGTTGTGGTGGCATTAGCAACGGTTCCCGCAAAGCCGTTTGCCGATACAACGGAAACGCTTGTAACGGTTCCGGCAAACGCGTCCGTAGCGTTTATAGTGATTGCGCCGGCGCCGTTAGTAATGGTGACATTTGTACCCGCCGTAAGCGTAGCCTTGGTCAAGGTATTGCCGGTCGTATTGCCAATCAAAAGTTGACCGTTGGTAAAGCTAGTCTGCCCTGTACCCCCGTTAGCGACAGCCAATGTACCGCCAAGAGTCAGCGTGCCGCTAGTGGTTATAGGACCGCCCGAAAATGTCAGCCCTGTTGTACCGCCAGAAGCATCGACGGACGTAACCGTGCCGCCGTTGCTAGGGGGCGCTAAAGCCAATGATTGAATATCGCTTTGTGCTATTGCCAACGCAGATACAGACGCACCTTCTGGCTGCGTTTCGGTAGCCTGCGTAAGCGTTTCCAACATGGCGTCATAAGATGCTAACAGCGCCCCTGTATCGGGCGCCAGCATAATTTCTTCTTGGTTGTCTTGTGTAGCGTTTCGTAGAGATAGAAAGAACCTGTACCATTCACGGCTAATTGCGCCTGACCGCGGGTCGATAAACTCGACGCGCGGCGGCGTAATCTGTGTGGGGTTGATCGGCGCCAGCGCCATTAGGCACTCGTCCCGCTAATTGCTAGTTCAGCGCCCATGATGTAAATCCGTACAGGGTCTGTGCCAGACACTTCGTAGACGCGGTCACGTATTTTCATTGTTGCGCCGAGGCGGCGCCAGATGGTGCGGTGTCCAAATTTGCCAATTCTGCCCATCGACTTCCAATGTTCGTTAGACCATGTATGGCCCCCATCGTCTGACCAGCGCAGCATAGCTTGCGGAATATACCCCGGTGCGGCAGTGTAGGCTTGCGTCGCCAGCGCGTATCCGTTGTAATCTTCGGCGGGTTGCACTTGGGTAACCAATGGTTCGCTATTATCGTTGGCTTCCGTGACTAACTGGTCAGCGGCTTGCGTAGTTAGATAGCCTTGCACAAACTGGGCTACGAGAATGTTACCTGATTCAGTGGCAAGGTCTTCGGCATCGTAAGCGGGGTAGGCGTTTAGCCCAACGCCAGTTTCGCAGTCAAGTTGCATTGCGTGCTGGATAGTACGCGTGAGGTTGTTAGCGCCGGTCGGCAGCGCGCGCCATGACCGCAGCCATTTTTGCGGTGCGCCATCGTCAGCGTACACGTTCAGGTCAAACTCATAAATCTTGCCGTTTTGATAATCCCCTACAACGGTGGTGCTGTTGAAAAACATTTGGCTGTTGGCGCGGTGGCGGTTAAACTCGCCGTTATTAAGCGAAGCGCGTTCATGCCATGCGCCGGTGGCGACATCGTACACCCATGTAGTGTTGGCGCTAGGAAAGTTTAAGACGTAGAAGCTGTGGCCGTCCTGCTGATATGTGTAGCCGACAGCGTCTGTAAGGTCAGCATACTCTTGCATCTGCCATTCAATAGCGTGCGTAGACACGCGCTGACCGATGTAGCCAGCAGCCTTGTAGACGATGCCTTGGCCGCGTGCGTCCTTACCTAGCCAATAGACTTGGTTATCCATCTTGGCGACGCTGTACGGGGCAGCGCAGCCTAGTTCGTTGAACGCGCCTTGAATACGGGCCAGCGGAAAGTCGAGTAGCCCTGCGTCATACCAGACTTCGGTTGAGTTTGTGCCAAACACCCAGACTTCGCGGTGATCCACAAAGACCGCAACAACATTGTCGGGGTTGCCTTCGGCGCTGGCAAACTCCAGCGGGTCAACGCTGGTTCCGTCCAGTAGCTGCGTAACCCAGATTTTTTGGCTGTTCGGTTCGTTAAACGTAAAATAGCCGTCTATGTAACCAACCGTGCCGGCGCCGGGGAAGTCAGGGTCGGTGATCTGCTGAAACACGTCAGTACTGGCGTTGTAGATATAGCCTAATGGATTAGCCGCAATAAATAGCTGCGTGCCGTTGTCAGCCATACTGACAGGGCCAGAGCCGCTCACAGTGCCTTTAGCGACAGCGTTCCAGTTGCTGTCAATCTGATACAGCGTTAAACCCGATACGGCATAGCCATAGTTGCCATACGTCCACAGCCCGCGGATAGGGCCAACGCCAACGGTAGCCAGCGTAGTCAGCCCCGGCGCGCGTTGAAGGAACGCGGGTTCCTTGCCGCCTTCTGGAACAATCTCTGGAAACAGGTTGACCATGCGGTTGTCGGCGGCGTTGACGCTTCTAGCGACATACGCCGACCCAAGGATCGGCGTTTTCATTTACGTTGTTACCGCTTTAATTACCGCAAAAGCAATTACAATAGCCTCGCTTAATGAGCCGGCGGTGATGTTCCGCACGTTAATGACGGCTGAACCCGCGGCGGACTGAGCATTGAGCAAGTAAGACCCTGCCGTGCCGGCGCTGATGTGGTTTAGTATCAAAATATCGCCCGCCTCAATAACCGTGTTGGTTAACGTAAAGCTGACTGTAGTATCTGCGGCAAGCGCGGCAGCGTTTAGCGTAATCTGGCCTGTTGACTTGCTCAATGTTACGCCAGTTGCCTTGCTGGTAGCTTGGGTAACCGTTCCGCCAGAGCCGGTTGCGTAGCCGTGTTTTCCAGTGCTGCTGATAACAATGTTTCCTGTAACGCTTAAACTCGTGCCGGTTGCGGCGCCAAGCACAGGCGTAACAAACGCCGGATTGGTAAATAGGTTGGTTACGGATAATTGCTTGGTTGTACTGGTCGTGGCCTGAACAATCGGCAACACATCAGCGCCAGCTTGCGAAGCGGCAACAGGCAGCGCGGAGATAGCAATATTAGTCATTTAGTAATTCCCTGCATAGATGTTAAAGCGTTGGCGTGAAGCAATGAGGCTGTACGGTATCGACATGATGTCATCAGGGTTGTTGATGCGCTTGATGTTACGCTTCGAGGACATAGCAATACGGCGAACCTGTGCCGATGGCTCTTCACCAAACTCAGGCGCCATTTCGCACGCCAAGTTATAGCGGAACGCACGCAGATAGCCGGGCGGGAAATGCAGTGTAGTCGCCAGCGTTGCAGGCTGGCTGAGTTCCTCAACCGAAATAA